AAACAACATAAAAAACCGCCTAGATCTGCTTGTATAGTTTGTCCTTATCATAGCGATAAAGAGTGGCTAGATCTGAAAAATAATTATCCCGAAGAATTTGAACAGGCTGTAAAGTTCGATGAAGAAATAAGAAATAAAGGTAAGGACGGTTATAAAAATTATTTACATAGAAGTTACATACCTTTAAAAGATGTAACATTTAAAGAAAAGCTAGATATTTATCAGCCTACTCTTTCTTTAGATGATTGCGAAGGTATGTGTGGTCTATAAATTAAAAAAGTTCTAAGCACTTTTTGAGGTAAAATTTACAAAGTTTTTTGGTAAAAAATAAAAAAAATTCTAAAAGCCTATAAACATTGGGTTTTTTATTAAGTAAATTTAAGAAAATAACTTGTAATACTTTAATCTAAGATTAAGATTATACATATGAAAACAACTTACACAGAGTACAAAGAGAAAATGCACAGCTACAGAGAAGAGCTTAGAACACGAATTGATGAATTAGAGCTAGTTCATCACGAAGAATTTACAGTAGAAAATGGTCTTGAAATACTTAAAGAAGATGTCAAAGATTTCGCTACATATCATCTTAGAGAAGTATTCATAGACGGAAAATGGGTAGCTTTTGGACATGGCGGGGCTTTTGGCGGTACTACTGAAGGATCAATAATGAGAACTACAAACAGAAGAAGAACTAGCAACTACAAATATTTCTTCATAGTTGGAAAAAATAATGACGGTTATGCAGACGGTTTTCTAAAAGTTTACAAATTGGATAAAGATACTTTTCCTGTAAAAGTAGCTAAAAAGCCTTTTGTAAAATACGGATAAGGATAAAAAGGGGAAATAGTATGAACGGAATTTGGAATTATAGAACTAAAGTAAATAAAAAATTTACTTGGAAAGAAATAGTTGATAATTACGGGGATAAAGAAATATGGCTACAAATTAGTCAAGTACCTAGTTGGAGTTGGACTAATAAAGATATTAAAGAATTTTATATAAAATACAGTTCTGAAATTTGTATTGAAAACTTTATGACAGTAGATGAATATGCAAGTTTCTATGAGTTAAAAAATTGATCCCAAGTATAAAACAAATTGGACACTTGTTAGGTAACGGGATCATAAATGAAAGATCCCCGATTTATTCGGGGATCTTCATTGAGTATAAACAGGGTATAAAGACAAAGTTGCTTTATACACTAATAGTAATACATAAAAGTTTTAATAGTTGTAATAAAATTAATCTTAGGTTAAGCTAAAAGAAAGAAAGGAAACTAATGTTAAAAATCAAACAAGAAGGAAAAGATGTAATTACTTTTTATTTCGGTATTTACGAATATGAAAATAATTACAGAAAAGGTAATACAGGTTTTGATCCTGCCGATGATCTTAACTTAACAACAATAGGTACGGCTGATCTAGTCTGCTTTGGATATAAAAATCCTATGGAAGTCTTTGATAAGTGGCGTTTAAAATATCAAAGAGAACTAGGCAAGAAGATCGGTGTACCGCAGATCATCAGGATCATGGATCGTAAGCAGTTCAATGACGAACTTACTTACGAGATCATGTCGGAAGAAGATTGCTGATCGCTAATTGGGGGGCTAGTTTCCTTTCAGAAACGCACCTAAACAAAGTCCCCCTTTTAGCACGGAAAGGAAATATATGAAGATAGATCCAATAAGTATTGCAGAGATTGCAGATCTAGCGGGTTTAGATCGTAAGAAGGTCGCTAGTTTAAAGTATTGGGGGAAGTTACCTGATCCCGATAAAGTGATTAAAGCATGTCCCTTATGGGATAAAGATAAGATCGTAACTTTCTTAAACGAAGAAGGTTTTAAAGATCGCAGAAAGAAAGAAGGATAAACAATGAGTATAAGAACAGATCAGATAAAGCTAAGTAAAGCATGGAATAAAGCAGTAATTAAAAAATTACCTGTTTCATATAAGAAAGACGGGATAAGTTATGTTGATCACACGCAAGTAACACAAAGATTGATAGCGCTGATCCCTGATGTACAATTTAAGTTAGGTTGTCATATCTACGATAAGTACGAAGATCTAGAAGGAAGACAAAGAAAGATCCTTACAGGTGTTGAATACACCATTGAAGGAACTATTGACGGACATTTTAGATCTGTAACTGAAGTTGGTATGTGCGATAAACCTTTTGATGTAGAAGGACGCAAGCCTGCTAACAATGGGGAAAGAGCTAAAGAGTGTATTTCGGACGCTGTAAAGCGTTGTGGTATGCGTTTAGGAATAGGGATAGAGCTATATGATAGTTCAGCTTGGTTATCAAGCTATCTTGAAAGCCCTGATCTAATAGCTAATAAACCAAAGAAAGAAAAGCCTAAGCCTAAACCAAAGCCAAAAGATCCTGTAGTTGAAAAAGCCAAAGTAGATCTAGAAAAGATTATTGATCAAAAAGATCTAGATAAAGCTGTAAAGATTTTAGAAGACGGCGTAAATTCTAATAAGTAGTAGAGTGAAAGAAGTATAAGAATACTGCTTGATCATGTCAGGATTGATTGAGTAAATATTTCTTATCTTTCATAAAGATCAGAGAGATCTAGGAAACTAAACTTATACAAGTTATAAGGCAGACACGAAATAGATCTCAAAGATCAGACAGGGGAAATCGTGAAGATTATAAGTGAATTTTATTTTAGTATCATACCTGAGTGGCTGATCAGTTCGCAGGTTTCTGATAACGCATTAAGAGTTTATTCAGCTCTATATCGTTTCGCTGACAAAGAGAACGGCACTTGTTATCCGTCAGTAGCAACTATAGGAAAGAAATGTAACAAGTCGCCTTCGTCTGTTAAACGCGGTTTAAGAGAACTTAAACTGATTGGCGCAATAGAAGTCAAAGAAAGATACATAGAAGATAAAGGACAGACATCTAATCTTTATATATTGAAGTTAAATCCTGCGTTCAATAATGAACTAGGGGGGCAGGTCAAATCTGATATGGGGGGTAGTTCAGATATGGACTACAAACCAAAGAAGAATAACCAAAGTCAATATATTGAGAAAGATAAAAAGAATAGAAATAAGATCTATATGACTTTGACAGAACATCTTTACAAGCCTGCAACAAAGACAGAAGTCGGCGTGTTTAACAAAGTAGCTAAGTCATTAGATGAGATTGGCGCTACACCTGATCAAGTCTTAGAGAAGATAGAGATCA